TGCACAAATATACATCTATTTTTTTAATAAACAATGAATATTCAAGATTTTAACCGCCGCATCCTGCAATACCGCAAGCAGGTGGACGACCTGGCACGCCGACGCATGCCCGTACTGGCCGGGAACATTGCCAAACGACACATCGAGGAAGACTTCCGGCGCGGCGGTTTCACCCATAACGGCTTCCATAAATGGCCGGATACCAAACGACAGAGGAGCGGTGGAAACAGTGCCGGTGCGCAATACGGCCCGCTGCTCTCCGGCAGGAACCATCTTTCGGGCAGCATCGGGTACACACCGGGCGATGGCCAAGTCACCGTCTTCACCCGCGTACCTTACGCTGCTATTCATAACCGGGGCGGCACCACCCACCCCACCGTCACTCCGAAGATGCGCCGTTACGCCTGGGCGCAACATTACCGCGAAGCCGGTGACGACAAGAAGAAGGATACCTTCTGGAAGCGCCTGGCACTGACCAAAAAGACAAAGCTTACCGTCCGCATCCCCCGGCGCCGGTTCATGCCATCCAAGCCCGGACCGGAACTGACAAGGAAGATAAACGATAAATGGGATATGGAAAATCAGAAAATCACACTCGCCGATTAGTACAATGGTACATTATTCACATTAACACATTTATATCATGGAACAACTATTCAACGACCTCCAGCAGCAGATTGCAAAGGAAATGGGCAACACCGTCTCTCTCATCGACGAAGACTACGGCCAGCTGGAAGCCCTTGCGGGCGGTGAGGACCAGTACCCCGTAACCTTCCCCTGCGTCCTTATCGGCATCCCCGAAACCATCTGGGAAAACCTGAAGGGCAACCTCCAGCACGGCAAGACCACCGTCACCGTCCGGCTTGCCTTCGACTGTTACGACGACACGCACTACGGCAGCACCCAAGAACAGCATGCGGCCGAACGCATGGCGCTTGCCCGACGCCTGAACAGCTGCCTGCATGGCTGGCGGTTCGAAGGGTGTGCCACCGTCCTGGTGCGCCGTGCCAGCCGGCAGTTCTCGCTGCCCGGATGCATCAAAGTCTATGAGATGGAGTATACCACTACCGTGGCCGAAGAGATTCAGAACAGCGAAAGCTGACGCTCCAGTTCCTCCTGCTGGCGCAGCACGCGCGGGTCGGCACTGGCGTTGATGATATTATAGAATGTCTTTTCGCAGATGGGATAGAGCGGCCAGATGTAGCGGCGAAGAATCTCTCTGTTACTCAGGCCGCTGCGGCTGTGCTCGTCGTAGATGCGGAGAATTTCCT